GGAGTGGATGAATGCAGGAGATTTCAGAGACAAGGCTGCAGAAATTTCTTCTGCACTTGGTCATGGCAGGTGCGAAATATTCCCAAAACAAGAACAGATTCTTGTCGAAAGGGGTGATGTTGGTAACTTTATCAATTTACCGTATTTTGATTCAGAGCAAACTCTCCGATATGCGATCATCAAAAGAGAGGGAAATTATGTTGAGGCATCATTGCCAGAGTTCATCGAAGAAATACAGAAGGTTAAGACGTTACCTAAAGATTTTTTAAGTTTACCTATAGGTGGACCAGTTGATTTATTACCAAATTATATTCCTTGTCTTAGAACTAAGTTAGCTATTGGTGTGTTTGAAGGGGAAAGAAACAGAACGGCTTTTCATTTAGGAGTTTTCTTACAAAAGCTTGATCCTGGAAATTGGAAAGCAAAGTTTGAAGAACATAATGTAAGAGATTTTCATCCACCTTTGTCGGCATCTGAAGTTGTAGCCATACAAAACACATTAGAAAAAAAAGAATATCAATACCTTTGTAAAGAAGAACCCATGTCATCACATTGTAATCAAGGTGTATGTAGAACGATGAAATTAGGTATAGGTGCTACATCAATGCCTAGTATAAGTGGATTGTCTGTTATTTTATCAGAACCGAGATTATGGTTTGTAGATATTGGCGGGCAAAGATTAGAGATAACAACAGAAGAATTACAAGCACCTCGTTTGTTTCAAAGAGCATGTATGGAACAATTAAAAGTTATGCCTCCTAAGTTAAAAGATTCTGATTGGGAAATAACTGTTAATGATTTAATGGAGAAATGTAATGAGATACAAGTTCCCGAAGAATTAACATATAAAGGACAGTTTGTATCCATCCTTGAGGCTTACTGCACAGGTCGAGTTCAAGCACAAACTTTTGAAGAGGTTATGTTGGGTAAACCTTATACAGAGACAGAAGAAGGCAAGACATATTTTAGGCTTGAGTCTTTAATGGAGTTTATGAGACAAAAGAAGTTTGATAATTATACAAGAGCACAAGTACAAGAGAGATTAAAAGAAATAAACAACGAAGAAAGTTCGATAGTAAAAACTTTTAAAACTTCATCAGGTAAATGGAAATCAGTTCGAGTTTGGTGGATACCAGAGATTGTTTCTGAAGTTGAAGTAAGTGATGTAGTTATTGAGAAAGAGGAGGTGCCGTTTTGATAGAAATGATAGTAACTTTTTGTATTGTTTTAGTTGAACTGCCACCACATAAAGGTGGTAAATCAATATGTAATTGGTGGAAACCAGACATACAATTTAAAACGTCAGAAGAATGTATGGCAAACAGAAAAAGAATTGAAGAATATATTGTTGCAGAGTCGTGGAAGGATCATCCAAAAGCTGTAAGAATATTTGCAAAAGGACTTTGTATGGACTAATGGAAAGTGATAATGAAAAGCATGATATTTGCATTGAAGTATTAGAAGAATATTTAAAAGCTTTTAAAATGTCTGAAAGAGCTATGAGAACTTTACCTGCCTCCCTAACAAGAAAAGAAAGAACAGAATTAATTTATTATCAAGAAATGGTAAGAAATATAAAAATGGTTAGAGATTATATAGATACAAGAACTGAATCTGTGGATTGGGAAAGTTGGAATTAATGGAAACTACAATATTTGGACCACCAGGCACGGGAAAAACAACAACTTTAATTAATTTAGTTAAAGATAAAATAAAAGACGGTATGGATCCGACTAAGATCGCATTTATGTCATTTAGCCGTAAGGCTGCAAATGAAGCGAAAGATCGTGCTATTTCAGAATTAAATTTAAACACAGATCAAATGATTTATTTTAGAACTTTACATTCGTTGGCTTTTTCTTGGTTAGGTTTAGATAGTAAAAGAGTCTTCAAAGGTGCTGATTATAATGAATTAGGTAGATTAGTTGGACTAGAGTTTAGAAGTAATCCAACTATTAGTATCGAAGATGGTCCTTTATTTCAAATAGGTGCAGGTGGCGATAAATATATGTCTGTTCTACAAATGGCTCGTGTTAGAGAAATAACATTAGAGAAACAGTTCAATGATACTTGGGATCACACATTACATTGGCAACAACTAAAAGTTTTAGACAAAGCTTATCGTGATTACAAAGAAGCTAAGAACAAATTAGACTTTGTTGATATGATAGAAAAATTTATTCTTGAAGGCACAAGTCCAAAATTTGATTTGTTAATTATTGATGAAGCACAAGATTTAGCACCTCTGCAATGGACAATGGTAAAGGAAGTTTTAGTTCCAAATTCTAAAGAAACTTATTATGCAGGAGATGATGATCAAGCTATCTATACATGGATGGGTGTAAGAATAAATGATTTCTTAAATGCTTGTGATAAGAAAACTGTGCTCAATAAATCGTATCGTGTACCGAGTGCCGTGCACGAATTCTCACAAAACTTAATAAAAAAAGTTTCTATCAGACAATTAAAAGAATGGCAACCCACTAAAAAAGATGGCACCATAACATGGCATCGAGATATACTTGATGTAGATCTAACTAGTGGCGAATGGTTGATACTTGCGAGAACAAACTACATCACAAATAAAATATGTACTCGTCTTAAAGAAGAAGGCTACCTCTATTGGAGGGAAGGCACTGGTTGGTCTATTTCCCCAAATGTACTTAACGGAATAGAGGTGTGGATTAAACTATGCAAAAATTTAGACTTGTCTACAGTAGAACTGAAAAACTTTGTGAAACTATTGAAACCGAATATTATTACGAGGTCTGGAAGAAAAAAGTTCTCCCATTTAGATCCCGAACAAACTTATACTCTAGACGACATCATAGAGAAATGCAGTTTGAACGTATCACGAGAGATTCCGTGGCAGAAAGTTTTGAAGGTTTCGGATCAAGAGATAGCATATATAACATCTGTGAGGAGGAGGGGAGAGAGAGTTTTGACGGCTTCTCCGAGGATTCGGATCTCGACAATTCACAAAGCCAAAGGTGGAGAGGCGGATAACGTAGCCTTATTACTTGACTCAACACAAGCTTGTGTAGAAAGTTTAGATCAAGATTCTGAGGTAAGAACTTTTTACGTTGGAGCAACTCGTGCTAAACAATCATTACATTTAATAGAATCAACAACTAAGTATGGATTTAACACATGAAAAGAGATGAAGTCTTAAAAAATGCCATGAAGTTAATTAATGGTAATAGAGCTAAAGATTATGGAGATGCACATGACAATCATCAAAGAATAGCAGATTTGTGGTCTGTAGTATTTGGATTTAAGATATTAGTATGGCAGGTTTATTTATGTTTAATATTAGTTAAGGTTGCAAGATTAGTGCACTCTCCTAAACATTTAGACAGCATAATAGACATACCAGGATATTCAGCATTACTTGGAGAAACGGTAGAAAAAGATGACAAATGATCAATACCATTTTTTAGATCAAGACATAAAAGATGTGTCTTGGGGTAATATAGACTCTGATTGGACACCTCCTCAAAGTTTTCCAGATTTATCTCAATATGAAACAGTTTCCATAGACTTAGAAACCAAAGATTCTAATCTACTAACACTTGGACCTGGTTGGACAAGAAAAGATGGTTATGTGATAGGAGTTGCTGTTGCAGCAGGAGAAAACTCTTGGTACTTTCCTGTTGCACATCAATCTGGGAATATGTCTAAAAAGATAGTTTATAAATGGCTACAAAAATTGTGTGATGATGAAACTATAACTAAAGTTTTTCATAATGCTTTATATGATTTAGGTTGGCTTAGAGCCGAGGGTATAGAGGTCAAAGGTAAGATAATAGATACCATGATTGCAGCACCTTTATTAGATGAAAACAGAAAGTGGTATAATCTAAACTCACTTGCTAGAGATTATCTTGGAGAATTTAAGGACGAGAAATTATTAAAATCTGCAGCAGATGAATTTGGAGTTGATCCTAAGTCTGGTATGTGGAAATTACCTCCTAGATATGTTGGTAAGTATGCTGAACAAGATGCATTAATTACTTTAAAACTTTGGGATAACCTTAGAAAAAAGATAACGCAAGAAGAATGCTCAAGTATCTTTGAATTAGAAACTTCTTTACTGCCCGTATTGTTTGAAATGAAAACAAAAGGTGTTCGTGTGGATGTGGATAAAGCACAGCAAACTAAAAAAGATTTAACTAAAATAGAAAAATCACTTATAGAGGAGATAGTCAAAGATACTGGAGTCACGGTTGAACCGTGGGTCGCCACATCTGTAGCAAAGGTCTTTGATGCTGTGGGACTTTCGTATTCTCGCACAGAAAAGTCCGGGGCACCCATGTTTACAAAACAGTTTCTTGCGAACAACACTCATCCTATTGCACAGAAACTTATAAAAATTAGAGAAATAAACAAAGCCAATACGACATTTGTTGATACAATTCTTGAACATTCGCATAATGGTAGAATACATTGTGATTTTCACTCCCTTCGATCTGATGGTGGTGGAACAGTTACAGGTCGTTTTAGCTCAAGTAACCCCAATTTGCAACAAATTCCTGCACGAGATCCTGAGATCAAAAAATTAATTCGTGGTTTGTTTATCCCGGAGGAGGGCCACAAATGGGGTTCCTTTGATTATGCATCACAAGAACCAAGATGGTTAGTTCATTATTGTGCCACCT